AGATCTCGCGCTAATATCAATCCAGCCAGAACATCCTCGGCCACATCGCCCCTGCCGGGCTGACGTGTGAGCCATTTCTTTAACACCTGATCTGCGCCTTGCTGCTCTGCCAGTTCTAGCATTGAGTTATAATTTATCGTGCCGCGCCGGGCGCGTTCAAACAAATCTTTGTTTAGCTCTTTGACATTCGCCATATAACCGGCAAGGTCAAAGTCGCCAGACGCATTCATGATTGCTGGTAGGTTCAAGCCTTTTTCAAAAGTGATATCTAAAACACTTTCAAGTGCGTCAATATCTTGCTGATTGGCTTGGCGTATAACTGTGCTGCCGCCGATTACCTGCACATCTTTTTCTGGGATCTTGGCGGTGACGCGCTTTTCAGCCTCGGCAGTTCTACGTTTTATAAACCCAACCGCGCCGGTAACCGCATCGTCAAATAAGCTGGCAACCTGCACCGGCTCATCTGGCAGTGACACTGGGTTGTTAAGCTGTATAACCTCTTCCGGCGTAACAGGCGCTAAGTCCTGTTGCTCGGTCGTGACCTCATCAGACGCACCAAATGAAATCTCTTCCATTTGTTGAGCCTTCGCCAGTTCATCCATTTCTTCGCTGAGATCACGCGCCATAGTTTATCCTTCGTTTTCTACACCATCTTGCAACGGTGTCGGAACTTTACTCAGTCCCTTCAGCGCTTGGTAAAACTGCGCCCTCTGGGGTTGCGTTTTCATAGGCTCTTGCGGCCTCATCGAGTTTTGATCTGTTGACTTCTGTTCTTTCATACCAAGGTACATCCGCTCTCTGTGTTACTTTAAATCCCTTTGGAACAATACCAGATCCGGGCTTTTTAACAAAAGCTAAAAACTCTTTAGCTCGCTCTGGTGTCATGTGGACAAATGACCCATCTGATAATGGGTATCTTTGTACTGGCCCAGCCTCGCCTCTGATATATCTAAATCCTGATGCAAACTCATCTGTCTTGCCCTCAGTCACGCCTTTGCCAATTGGGGTGCGCTCGCTAATTGCTTGCAAGGTTGAGTGACTAACAACTTGCTCGCCCTCAATAACCCAGCTTTCCCAATGGAACCGGCCAAGGCTTGCATCTTGTGGGCGGCCAATCATTTCATACGCCTGCTGTATGTTTGGCCGCATAGCATCTTCAAGCGCTTCAGTTACAAGCAAGCCTCGCGGCCCTTTAAATATGCCGTTAAGACCTTCGCCAGATTTGCCAATTCCATCATAAATGTTTTCGCCGCCAAAACGTCCATCATCCCAAAGATGCCGTCCTTGGATGCGATCCATAACCAATACATCATCGCGACCGGCAACCAACAAAATAAAGCTAACAACTTTGTTATCAATGCCAGCGCTTTCTGTCAGCGTCATAAACTTGCGGCGAATTTCTTTTGCCGGGATATCTGGATCAGATACCATATCATGCACAATTTCTAGCACGGTTTGGTTCGATCCTTCTGGTCGTTTTGCAAGCTCAAACAACAATTTTCCAGCAGCGTTTACATTCATCGTCACTTGCTTGCCGGGCGATCCTTCTGGCAAGGATTTCTTCATGTTGTCTTTCCAGAAATCCAAATCAACTTGGTCAAACGTACCGTTTACAACTTTTTCCATCATAGGCGCGGCATCTTGCATAATATCAATAAATGCCGCCTCTTGCTGAACCGGGCCAGCGCCGCGTGACAAGATGCCCCACACAAATAAATCAGCGGTCATGCCGGGGTCAGCTTTCCCGCCCTGATACATATCTCGGATCTCAGACACAAACGCAAAGCCCTCATCAACGCCAGCCTTTAGCTCTGGCGTTAGCGCTTGTAGTTTTTCAGCAATTTTCTCTGGCGACCGCCCATACTCAATAGCCACCATTGGCGGGTGCGGTATATAGCTGCCGCCCATTGTCTCTTGTGCAAATTTTTGCCATCCGGCAACAGACTTAGCTGCATCTGGATTGTTGGCTAGCGCTGCATCAATGTTTGGCAGCACTGCCTCTTTATTGCCTTTTGGAAATGCCTGCACAACTGGCGTTATAGCTTTTTCCCCAGTGCCTTCAATCAATAGCTTTGCAGGCGTCTTGTGTCCACGCGCTGCCTCTGGCGCAATTTTTATAATAGGCTCAGGCTCTTTACCCATCAGCTTCTGACCGGCCACAATTGCCTCATCAACGATTTGGGTAGGGTCTACATTCATACCAAGTGTAACGCCGCTCTTGGCGTCTTCTAGGCGGGCTGGTGCGCCTGCTGCATAATCAGCAACAGCGCCAGCCGTGGCCTTAGCCGCCTTTGGCGCAACAAGACCCATTGATGCAAACTCGCCAGATAGGTAGCCTTGCTTTAAACCTTGTTTGGTTTCATCACTGACATCTAGCTCATCAACGAAACCCTCAAACAAACCGCCAAGAGCTTCAGAACCAATAGCGCCAGAGATAGCGCTGAAGCCATCCAAGAACGATTGCAACCGCTCGCCCTCTTCTGCTGTTGCCGCTTTCAAACCACCATAACCTAAAGCCGCAACATCCGGCAGGCCAGTCACGATAGCGCCGGGTATACCCGCTGCTGCGCCAAGCTGTGTACCTGCAACCTCGGCCTCAGTAATTGGCGCGTCTGCTTGCTGTGACAGCGCGTAGATGTCGCGATAATCACCGGGGCCAGCCGCTTGCATTTGCTCTAAAGCTAAAGCCTTGTCATAAACGCGGCGCATACGATAGCTGCCGGTGTCGTCGCGAACAGTCTCAATTGACCCGCCGCTTTCAGCCGCGACGATAGTATTCATCATTTCTTGTGCTATATCGGTCATTGTTCAAGTGCCGCCCGGTTGCGTTTAACAATAGCAATCGCATCTAGTAGTTTGTTGTGATTAACTTGATGATTTTGGTTGTCTTCCAAAACGCCTGATGATTTTAATATGATCGCGTCAAGATCCTCGTCTGTATCTGTCTTTTCGCCGCCCATACGCAATTGGGTGTTTTTAATTTTGTTAATTGTGCTTAGGGCTGAACTAATACCATCTTTTAATCTTTTCTGCACATTACCGCGCTCAATAAAACCATCAGCCCATTTGATAGGATCTAAAGTAGGGGTTATTCGCAAGGCTTCATCTAGCTCGACCATACCCTGCATTACAAACTTTGCAGCCTCGCTTCTTTCGCCTGACGCATCAAGCGTCATCATTCCAATATCAGGAACTCCGAGCGATAATTTAATTTTATCTATAGCCTGCTTCCTGACGCTGGTTCTGTTAGTTTTTATTACAGTTAAATATTTTCTAGCGCTATCTAGCGTAATCTTTCTATCTGCCCGCGCATTTAAAATATCTCCAGTAGTCAAAAATCCGTCCATACCTTTTTGATCCAGAAGCAACAGCGTATCTGGGTCATCATTGCCGCCCTTAACAAAATATGCGTCATTGAACTTTGATGCTTTGTCTGGGTCTAAATCGCGCAATTCAACTATCTTTGCCCGGACATCATCATCATCAGCACCGCCATCAATTAGGAACCCAGTAAGCTCAGTTTCTAGATTTCTTGCGGCAGCTTTTCTCTGGCGGTCAATTCTGGCGTCTTGCTGTGTTTCTCTTGCATATACATCATTGATTGCAGTGTTTGACCTTTTGAAGGCTTCAAGCCGCTCTTGTGAGTTAAGAGACATAGCAATATTTGCGATGCCATTATCTGTAATTTTCATCTTGCCAGTGTTTAATGTATCTAAAATCTCTTGGCTGTTTTTAAGGGGGTCACGCAAAACATATTCACCTATAGCGTTTATTTTTGCGTCGCTAACAGCCTTATCAAAATTCTCCATTGAGCTTACTAAAAACGCCGGATCTTCAATTGCATCGGCAAACTTAACTAATTTCGATTTCTCACTAAAAATAATCCCAGCCATTTCATCTGGGCTTTTTGATGCCCTGTTGATAACCATCTGCCCTATGTCAGCAATAACTTGGTCAGCGCCTTTTTTGGCAAGGTAATCGGCTTGCTCTTCGGCCTTTGTAGCCATCATCTTAACGTGAGTTGTATAGGCGGTGTTGCCAATAGTTGACAGGCCAAGGCGCAATTTAGCGCCACTCGCTGGATCAACATCAGTCATTGCGCCACTAAAGCCGTTAATAACGCCATCAATCTGCTTCTGAAGATCAACAACATTTGTAAAGTTTACATGACCCTCAACAGCTATTTGCTTAATTGCATCACGCGCTGCTATCTCAAGGTTAGCCGCAACAGTATTTAGCGCCGCTTGACGCTCTGCCCTGCCACGCACAGTTTCAGTGCCACCGGGCATTAGCGCTTTCCTAGCCTCAGCATCATCAGCCTTAATAAGGTCAGCAATGCTCGGCGCGTTGGCAGCGCCAAACTCAGCGCCCTCAATCTTTGCCTGTGTCTCATACTGTTGAAAAGCAAAACGCGACATCTGATCGAGCGATTGTGAAATTGTGTTTGCCACTCTAGCTTGCGCTGTTCCAGTCGCAACAAAGTTAACGCCGGGAAGCGACGCAATGCCAACGCCAAGCGGCCTATATTCTAGTGACCTAGCCATTAACCAATACTCGTTTTCATCATTAACCCAGACCCAAATGTTCCTATAGCCGAGGCAAAGCCAGCTTGTCTGGCGGCGCTGGCTTGCAACATATATTGATCAGCCTGCATATAACCGCCACGCAAAGCGATGATCTCATTGTTCTTAACGGTGTATAATTCCTTAACGCCCTTTGCCCGCGCTGCTTTCTTTAGGTTGTCCACATTGCCAAGCCCAATACCGCCATAAGCGTTAATGGTCGCTGCTGTGGCTATCATGTTATCCATTACCGCAACAGCCTGCTGCTTTTGCTTTAATGCCTCTTGTTGGGCTTGTAGCCGCGTGTAGCCAGCTTGTGCTTGTAAAGCAGCAGACTGCGCCTGCCCGGCTCTGTACTGCATAAAAGCGCTGGCACCAGAAAGCGCTAATCCTAAACCACCACCACTCATTGCCCTGCACTCACTTTATAATCAATGCCAAGCAGCGTCATTTTCAACGGCACCTCTTGACCAATTGTGATTTGACCATCGTATGTATAACCTAACATAGAATGTAGCGTTTTGATACCAGTGTACTCAGGAACAGCGCCGCCCAGCACACCACTACCAAATTGCCTAAACGGCACTAGCTTGCCATCAATTGTTAGGGACTGCGTTTCAAACAATTCAGCGTTAACCTCAAAGATCCGCTTTTTAAACCCCTTTAAAGACCCGCTTGATAAGCGCGGTTCAACCGGCAGTGTCTTTACCTCTGGCGTAAAATTGATGCCAACCTGATAGCTTGTAGTTGCCGCCGTGGCAAAAGTAATTGTGAATGGGCTAATGCCTACAGTTTGGTCAGGCTCAATAATGCCGTCGCGAATAATCTTAACAGTGTCGCCCTCTAAGTGGCTCATATTTACAGATGACGCCGCGACGCCGACAACAGAACAATCAAGCAATGCGTCAGCGTCAAATAGCTCAACATAGTATCTATCAGTCGCGCCAATTACAAAATCAACGTCGGTTAGCCTCACCGCGTCAGTTGATGTAATTGTTAAGTTGCTGCCGCCAGCGGTTGTGCGTGTAATGCTTACAACATTAGCAGCAGGATTTGGCGCGTAGTACCCAGCAACCGAATTGATGGCCGCAGCCAAATTGTCTGCAACCTGATCGTTAGTCAGTGCGCCGCCGACTTGAAACTCTAGCGCGTTTGCTGGCGCGGCAGTTACCGCAGTAAATGTTGTTGACGTTCCGGCGTTGTCGGTTAGGGCAACAGTTTCGCCGTTTGCTATGTTTGTTGCGTCAGTCACAGTAATTGTGGCTGTGGCATAAGGCACAAAAGTTCGCTTTACCGCAGTATAGATATCATCGACATCAACGCCGATATTTAAAAAGCTGCCATCGGTTGTCCACTCTGACGGCGCGATAACATTCTGACTTCGCAGCAGCGTGTAACAGGCAATGCTGCCATCATCGTCATTTACGATTAGCAAGCGGTCACCCTCGTCTGTGCCTGTCGCTTTACGCACAGCCATCTCGCCCGGCGTCTTTAAAAGATGCGACGACAACAACGATATTTTGGCTGACGTATAAGCCTGCACCGTGTCGCTATAAATAAATTCTTGCAGCGCCTTGCCTTGGCGCTGAATAAACAGCGTCGAGCCATCGACGTTTTGCAGCCTAATGCCCGGCTTCATGCCAAAGGCTGTTTGCTGCTTTACAATCATATTTGTTGGCGTGATAGGCTCGTCTAGCGCTTGTGGCACATAAAACTCAGCGCCAGTTGTGAACACTTGCAGATGGCGTCCAGAGTAAATATCGACGATAGCATTGAAGGTGCCGGTGTCTAATGTCGCCTCAACTCCCGCATCATCAAGAGCTTCGCCGGGGTCAAAGTTAAAAAAGTCAGATACGCGGCTTCCCCATATAGTTGATGGGCGGCCTTTGCTCCCACCAAAATACAAACGACCCTCGTGGAATGTTACGCTACGCGGCCACCCGCGTGTTGCTGACCAGACCTCTTCGTAGCCGTGTTCACTGTTCCATTTGCCATTGGTGATGCCGCTTGTATCAAAAAACGGTATCTCAACGTATGCTTTCATTTCTGTATCGCTGACATACTCAACATAACGCGCACGACCAAAACCGCTATCAACCACAGCATATTCGCCTTCAGCCGCTGTGCTAAATGCGGTCACTTTATACTGAGATGTGCCATCAGGCGCTGTTGCCCACGCTGGGTAAACTGTAAGCAATTTAGTTGACGCGACATAGTCTTCAACGTGGCGCTTTTGCCCTGACCCAGTGCCAGCCGTAATTTCAATAAACATACCATTTGGCTCGTCATCTAGCGTGTAGTTGGACGCAGCCTTTAGCGTTATAGTATTAGCCCCACCGCCCTGAGCCGTGCCGGTGTCAGTCGTCACTGCGCTAGCTGTGATCGTAATGTTCCCAACCGTGCTGGATGGCGTGATCGTAAACTGCGGGCTGTGAACATCAAACTCAAACGCATATTTTGGGATGTGATCAAAATCAATTGTGCTGGCTGTCCAATCTGCGTCTGTAGCGCCGCGCACAATCTTTAACGGCTCAAGATCCTCATGCACAACAATAACTGTGTCAGCAGATTGCACCCAATTCATTTCCGGCAATATAGATGATGTGACCGCAGCCACTGTTAAAAAATCACTGCCGCCGCCATTAATCGCTGTAATTTGCGCGCCATCCTTAAAGACATACATTTTGCCGGGGGTAAACACCAGCATATAGCTGTCAGACACACTGAACTCAAACGGCACCATCCGCACTGCGGTGCCAGCGCCACTGTCTAACTCAGCAACAAACTTAGTGCCGTCACGGCGCTTTGCACCGCCTTGAGGCTGTATGCTCACATTACGCGCAGTGGTTAGCCCAGAACTATATTGGTCAATGTCAGTCCGGGCGCGTAGCTTTGGATCTAGCTCGCCGCTGGTAAAATCATTTTGGATCTGAATAATCCGGCTCATGCTAGAACCTTATATCTGAAATCGGAAACTCTTGTATTGTTTGAGCCGGACGGTCAGCGCCGTCAATGTTAATGGCAACGCGCAATAGACCACCGCGCATATTCTCGGACGGCGCACCGTATGCCTTTTGGTGATAATAATCACCCTTTGTAAGTTGGTCGGTTACCGGCTCGGCAAAGTCAGCCGCAAGCGCTGTCTTCAACAAGCGCACAAAATAAGGCGGGAAGACGGCCTCTGTTGGCCGGAACTGGTAGTCAATCCAAACATCTTCGTAATTTGTGTAAAGGCCAAGATTGTAGATCTCAAAGTCTCGCACTGGCTGCGCTCCAACAGCGCCGACATTAAATACAGCTTTTGGGTTGCCAAGGATGTCACCCGGCAGTGCGTATGTATATTTCCATTCATTTATTGGGGTGCTAGCTAAACGGCCTAGCTTTACCTTTTTAACAGACCAGCTAAATGGGTACTGCATTATGATAGTGTCGCGGATGTCGTCATAAAGACGATCAGCCACTTGCGCTTCATCGGTGCCGGTGGCAAATGACGAAAGCGGGGCAGCGCCCAGCATAATCAGAGCCTCGGAACATATTGATAGTTTGGTATCGCCCTGCGCCATTCGTTACTCCAAAATGGGGAAATGGGGCGGCATAAGCCGCCCCACCATTGTTAGTCAGCGTCAGCGACTGATACAGCCGTGCCGTCTGATACGTCAACAACACCAGCGGCATTTGACAGAACAACAACGATTGACATTGTTGGGGTCGCGCTATCGTGAACAAAGATCACGTCACCGACTGCCACTGTGTCTGACAAGTCGTTGAAATAACCTTCGGTGTTCACGTCAGCAATCGCGTCGGCTGATGTGTAGGTGTACATGCTAGGTGCGTTGCCAGATTTAGCTGCACCAATAACATTCCATCCTGCTGAAGAGAAAGCCATTTTCTACACTCCTTTCTATTCAGTGCAAGAGATTTTGACAATGCCCTCGTCATCGATGGCAACCGCGCCAGCGCTGAACATAGAAGAAACCAAGAAGCTGGTTTTTTCTGGGACATAGTTGATTTCACTCTTTTGGTTCATGCCGATACCCATACCCATTGCATCCTTGTGGAATGCAAAGCAGGTGCGGGTTGATGGCAGTGGCAAGCCACCTTCATCACGGTCACCAAGAGTTACGAACTTGAAGCCCATAAAGGTGTCAACCTCACCAGAAACCAGAGCCTTTACTGTCGCAAAGTCTGCGCTTGTGATTTCGGTTTCGCCCAGCATACCAGCCAAGTTATTAGCGTGGATGATCATGCAACGGCCTTCAGATGGTACGTTATTCGCATCAAGCAGCTTCTTTGCTTCAATCAGCTTTTCGATGTTCATGTTTGTACCAGCGCCACCAATGGTAGTCGCAACGGTCAGTGTTGTTGCTGATGCGTTGAGGGCATCAAGAACAAGCTGATCCATACGGCGACCAATAGCGTTACCAACTACCTGCACCAATTCACGACGCTCGTCAAAGTTGACTTTCTGCTGTGAAAAGATGTCGCTGTATTCGGCAGCGATGTAGTCAGACATTGTTGCTGTGACTTGTGAGTAAGTCACGTTAAGAGGGGTCACATCAGTTTGCGGAACGCGAACTGTTGCGGTGCCTTTTCCGATCTTCGGAAACTTCACCTGATTGCCTTCGACATTTGCCCGCTCGCGGGTTAAGCCTGCCAGTGCGCGTGACGACTGGTATGCCTGCTTAACCTCGGCATCGAACAACTGTACAAAAGCATTGGAAATGCCAACTGCCATTTTCCTAATCCTTTGTAAAAGTTAAAACACGATTTGACGCCTAGCAGGTATCCTTCCGGGCTGCGGCTTGAGCATATACGCTACGCCCCCAAGCGTTTGCGACA